GTAGGCGTCGATCGCCTCGTTCGCCGCGTCCAGTGCCAGTTTCAGCAGGGTGTCGTCGACGGAGTCCGCCAGTCGCAGGCTGGCGCGCAGCTGCGCGAGCGTCGCGTAGGTCACTGGTCCTCCTAGTTGATGCTGACGGCGGGCGAGCGGTACGGGACGCCTTCGAGGCCGAAGTTGACGAACGGGTTCAGCGAGTGGACGGCGGTGCCGCGCCGGCGGATCTGCTCCGCGACGGCGGGCAGGGATGACTGCCACACCGCGAACGGGTTGTCCCCGACCGGGTAGTCGGTGAAGTTGGAGTGCTGGCCGAGGGTGCCGCAGTCCGCGCCGACGAGGATCAGCGCCCGCGCCCCCAGGTGGTGGGCGAAGTGCATCGTCATGTGCAGGCTCGTCGGGCCGACGACGAGGGCGCCCGGGTCGGTGGGCCAGTCCCGCTCCGCGTCGAACGCGCTGAACCTCTGCTCGCCCGTCGGGAACCGGTAGATGTTCGCCTCGGTGGGCTCCCGGTCCGCGGCCTCCCGCGTCGTCGCCCCCAGGTCCTCGGTCGGGGTGATGACGGGAAGGTCGGGGCGGGCGTTCGCGACGATCATCGCGTCCCGGTGGTAGTGGGTGACGGTGTAGAACTGGTCGAGCTGCAGGGTGATCCCGACGCGGTTGACGCACACGCACGTCTTGCCGTCCCAGAAGCCGCGGTCGATGTAGTCCAGTGACGCGCCCGACCCGATCACCCAGATGGTCTCGCCCGCGTGCGCCCCGGCGAAACCGTGACGGTCGGTTGGCAGCATCAGTCCCACGACAGGTCCCTTCGCCTGGTCAGGTCCCACGCGCCGGGGCCGTAGTCGCCCCGTGACCTCTTGCCCAGGTAGTACGCCTCGTTCGCGGGGTAGGTGGCGTTGTTGTCCTCGGCGTGGCCGTCGTTCAGGGTGGAGGAGTTGTCGTGGTGGACGGGGATACGGGTCCGGTGGACGCGCAGTCCCGCGGCCTCGGTCCGCCGCTCGTAGTCGGTGTCCTCGAAGTAGCAGGGATGGAAGCCCTCGTCGAACAGGCCGGCCTGCTCGACGACGTGGTCCCCGAGGGCGAAGGCGCACCACGGTGGCAGGCCGCCGGACAGGACGATCCCGCTGCGGTCCGCGGCCTCGTCGAACATCGCCAGCGACCCGGCGGGGAACCAGGCGTCGGAGTTGACGATCAGCCAGTAGGGCGCGAACGGCAGCGCCTTGATGCCCAGGTTCCATGACCCGGCGACCCCGAGGTTGCTCGGCATCTTGATGACGTGGGTCCGCTCGACGTGCTCGACCGGTTCCCACGCGGGGAACACGTTGCCGTTGTCGATGATGACGAGGTCCGCGACAGGGTGGTCGATGGAGTCGAGCATCCGGTGCAGCAGTTCGGGGCGGTTCAGGATGGGCACGATCAGCGCGGGGATCACAGCGACGCCAGGAACGGTCGCCATGCCTGGTCGTACACGAGGTCAGCGTCGTAGTTCGCGGCGTGCTCGATGGCCTTGGCGGAACGCTTGCGGCCCGACTGGTACGCGGCCTCCAGCTGCTCGATGATCGACTCGATGAGCGGCATCGCGAACCATGACGCCTGCCCGCCGTCCCAGTACGGCTGCGTGTCGACGAGGAACCCGTCGGCGGCCAGTTCCGGCTGCGCGGAGAAGTTCGACACGATCGACCGAGTGCCCGTGGATGCGGCCTCCAGCACCGTCAGCCCGAAGCCCTCCCCCATCGTCGACGCGAGGCAGATGTCGGTGGCGGTCATCAGTGCCGCCATGCCCTCCGCTGGGATGCCGAGACGATTCGCGAACTGGTTGATGAACACCACCTGGCTGGGGTCCAGCCCGACCGCCTCGCACAGGCGGGGCAGGTCCAGTCCCGCCATCGCGGGCGACTTCTCCGAGTGGATGAACAGGACCGCGTCGTCGCGGCCGAACCGCTTCGTCCACAGGCTGAAGGCGACGAGGTTCTCCCCCCACGCCTTCCGGCTCGGGGTGGAGCCCTTGTTGGCGTTGAATGCCCCCACGACCCAGCGGTCCTCGGGGATCCCCATGATCTCCCGGCCGCTCATCAGCCGGCCGCTGATCGTGACCCGTGCCGTCGGCTTCCACGTGTCCAGTTCGATGGCGTGCGGGATGTACGTGCATTCGATGCCCGCCGCCTCGATCATCTGCTGCCCGAACAGCGACATGGCGATCGGCTTGATGTTGTCGCGGTTGAGGAACTCCAGCACCTTCTCCGGTGCGGGCGCGTGGTCGATGGGGACCCAGATCGCAGTCGGGATGTCATCGAATCGCTCGCTGTCGCACACCCAGGCGTCGAACAGGACGAAGGCGTGATGGCGCCAGCCCGGATGCTGGGACGTCCAGTCGTCGTAGGTGGGTCCGAACATGTCGCCGGAGTAGGCGTCCAGTCCCCTCGGGTAGTGGGGGACGCCCTCGATCTCGGCCATCCGGGACTCGACGCCGTAGTTCGCGGCGACCGCGACCCGGTGCCCGTCCCTCCACATGCGGGACACCACCTGGCGGGTCTGCGTCCCGTACCCGGTGTTCGCGTGCATGGCGTTCGACAACCACGTTCCAGCGATCTTGTCAGTCATGGCAGCAGGGCCTCTCGTGAGGTGGGGAGCCGGCCCTGCTCGGCGGCTCCCCACCCGTCCACGGGTCAGCGCGTGCGCGCTGATGGGACCGAGCGGGCGTTCTCCAACGGGAGGAGACGCTCGATCTCGGCTGTGAGATCCGCGATCGTCTGCGGATCGGTGGCCTTGCCCAGTTCCTCGCGCAGGGCTGCGAGGTAACCGGATCTGATGCTGTCCATCGGGTCAGCCGGGGACGCGGTGAGCGCCCCCGGCCTGGTCCGACTAGTAGCCAGCCGACGGGATGGTGCCCGTGCCGGCGAGCTTGAAGATGCCCGTCGGGTAGCGGGCAGCGATCGCCGCGTAGGAGTACAGCTGGTAGCGCATCGTCAGCCCCGCGGAGCCGACGTCCGGCAGCACCCGTGTCCGCAGCGCGCCCTCGAACAGGATCGTGTCCGAGAACTTCGCGATGAGGATGGGCAGCTGCGTCGACTCGGCCGCGATGGCCGCGTCGAGGTGGACCGGGACACCCATGAGGGTGCCGACCGCGCCCTGCGCGCCACCGGGATCGGTGATCACGCCGGAGGCGTTGAACGGCCCGCCGACGGTCGGGACGACGAGCGGGCGGCCCGCCGTGTCCGTCTGCGAGGCGAGGAAGTACCACAGCGACGGGGCCATGACGATGCCCTCCGCGCCACGGAACCGGTTCTTCGCGATGAGGCTGATGCCCTTGACGACCTCGGTGTACAGCGCCGTGCCCGTGGGAGTCCCAGAGGTGTAGGTGCCCGCGAGGATGCCGGACGTGGTCATCATGCCGTACATCTGGCCGGCGGTGCCGACGCCCTGCAGGACCTGCTGGTCCAGCTTGTAGGCGTGGTCGGCCATGAGGTCCTGGAAGATCAGCCGGTCGAGGCCGCCCGCGAGCGGGGACTGCTCGATCAGCTGGATGGCGGCGTCGACGTAGCCCGTGATGGTGCGCACGGGTGCGGCGACGGAGCCGGTGACCGGGTCGGTGGTCGACGTGGCGGCGTTGTCCGCCGTCTGCGCGGCCACGGTGGCGCCGGTCGTGATCTTCGGGACGTTGATGGAGTCCGTGCCCGCCGGGAGGGCGAGGCCGGTGAGGAGGTCCGCAGTGACGCGGCCCGGACGCAGGTAGCCGGCGGTGAGCTCCAGCAGCCATGCGGGCGGGACGAGCTCGCCCATCGAGGAGGTGTCGGTGCGCGAGGCTGCGCGCTGCTCCTCCATGTGACGGTTCAGCGCATCCCAGGAGCCGCGGTCGTTGCGGATGGTGGCGTTGAACATGTCGCGGATGAACGACCGCTCACCGTGCTCGGTGTACATGTCCGGCTCGGTGACGGTGGTGCGTGCGGTGGTGATGCCGGCGTCGGCCCGCGACTCGATGATCGCGGCCGAGCGGGCCTCGGTGGCCTCGACGGACGCGATCTGCGTGTCGAGGGTGCCGATCTCAGACTGACGTGCCTCGACGGTTGCCAACGATTCCTCGGTCGGCTCGCCATCGAGGAGGGCCGCGGCCTCGGACGCCTTCGCGTCACGCTGCTCGCGGAGGGAGTCCAGCATTCTGGACATGTCTGCTCCTTGGGTTGATGGGATGGTGATGCCGCCGGGGCCGTGGCGCCGGGGGCGGTCCGTCGAGCAGGGACGGAAGCGTGTGGTTACAGGCCGAGCAGTCGGGCGCGCAGTTCAGCGGCGCGCC